GGTGGTGCGGATGAGGCGCTTGCGATCGACCTTCTTAACGAGTGGGTCGAGGTCGAGCTCGAGGGCGACGCCGGAGAGGTCGCGGGACGTGTCGCCGAACGCTGAGCGTGGCGTTTCGCCGAGGTCGTGCAGGGTGCGGTAGACGGCGTTGAGGTAGTCGATGTGGAGACGGACGCCGCCGTGCTGTAGGAGGTCGAGTAGGTAGGCTTTGGCGTCTTTGGGGAGTTCCCAGAGGGCGCCGGGCTGGACGGCTACGTCTTGCGTGTCGGTGACGTTCTCCAGCACCGTGATGGGGTTGCCGGAGAGCTCGAGGATGCGCGAGAGCTGTGTCAGGGCGCGGTTCAGTTCGCGTTGCGGGTCCATGATGGCGGGCAGGTCGGACGTTCCCCAGAGCTGCTTCGGCTCGCGGATGTTGGGGAAGAGGACGAAGGGGATGAAGCCGTAGGGGTTGGCTTGCTGGTCGACGAGGTGTTCGTTGACCCAGAGCTCGAAGTTCTCGATCGTCCACGCTTCGATGATGACGTTCTCGGCTTTCAGCTTGGGCAGCGCGAGGTGGCCGAGCGTCTGTTCGGTGCCGGCGGCGTCGAGCGTGAAGCGGTTGGCGATGCGCCAGAAGCGCGACGGGTCGTCGGGAAGGTGCCAGGCGAAGATGCCGGAGGGGTCTGGTGAGGAGATCCGGACGCGGTTTTCCTGGTTGTCCCACCGGACTTTGTAGACGCCGTCGCCGAGGACCGCGGTGTCGAGCTCGGTGTCGAAGTCTAGGGCCGTGAGGTTGTTCTGGTCCCAGACCTGCATGATGGCGGTTTCGGCCTGGCCGGCTTCTTCGATCGCTGCGTTAGAGTCGTCGGTCGGCTCGACGGTTGGCGTGCGGCCGCGCATGAGGTAGGCCGTTGCTTTGAGGACGATGGGCTTCGCGTAGTTCATCGTGAGGCGCCGGTGCTGGCGGTGGGTGGTGCGCGGCGTGTCCCACTGGTCGCCTGCGTAGAAGTCGAGGTTGGCTTTGTAGCGACGAAGGCGCGTGCGGTCCCGGTTGCGGAGCTGGTGCGGCAGAGGGTGGGCCGGCATGCTGGCGCCGGTCCCGACTAGGCCGAAGTGCTGTCGTCGCGGGTGTCGGGCGTGACGAGGATCTCGGTGGCGCTGAGGATGCGACCGATGACCGTGTCGACGTCGCCGGTGGTGGACGGGGCGGTCTCGGTGTAGCCGCCGCCGACGCCGGCTCCCTCTTCGTTGTAGAGTGGGTTGCCGACAGTGCCGCCGGTGAAGCCGCTGATGACGGCTTGGTTGGCGACCTCGATAACGTCGCCGGAGACGCCGCCCTGTAGGGCGACGAGGCGTGTCTGGATGGCGGTGCCGACCGTGGCGAGCGCTCGCACCCAGCCGGAGTTGTAGCCGATGAGGTCGCCGGCGATGACGGTGCCGGAGAGTGTGACCTTGAACTTCGAGCCGATCGCGATGATATTGCGCTGTCGTGGGGAGGCTTCGGTGAGGGCCATGGGTTACGGCTCCTTCGTTGTCGTGGTGGCGGAGGCGGGAGTCGAACCCGCTGTCTCGAGGTTATGAGCCTTGCGAGCTTTCGTTGCGTTCCTTCGGGGTTCTTGTCGGGATGGTGCGATTGGCGTGACGAGTTTGGCGCCGCAGTTCGAGCACGACTGGCCGTCCTGTTCGAGCCGAACGTTGGTCTTGCAGCGCTGGCAGTAGGGACCGGTGGACATCTAGTTCGTCCAGTCTTGTGTGTCGATGCCGGAGAGGCGGGCGAGCGCCTTGGTGGACATCAGGACGAGCGCCATGTACCACTTGACGCGCTTGCGGGTGGCGTCTTTCGTTTCGAGAACGCCAACGTCTTCGACCGTGATGCCCTGGCCGCCGTCGATGCCGTGCAGTCCTTCGGCTCCGAACTTCACGGCGAAGATGCTGGAGGTGTCGTCGCCGGTCTTGCCGCCGAAGCCGCCGTCTACGACGTCTTCGGTGTCGGTGATGAAGTCGTTCACGAAGATGGGGATGTCGTTGTAGAAGTTGAGCGGCCTGTTCAGGCCCTGCGGCTGTGACAGTGCGAGGTCCCAGCCCTGCGAGCGGGCGAGCTTCTTGATTTGGCGCCGGCTGCGCCGGCTCATGATCAGCGCGTCGGGCGGTCCGGGCTTCACGAGGTCGATCATCTGGTCGAGCTCCGAGAAGCTGCCAGGGCCGCCGGTGGTGGTCGTGCCCACGACCACGTCCTGGCCGCCGGTGACTACGCCGAGGATTTCGTGCAGGCCGTCGAAGCCCTTCGCGTCGATGTCGTCCTTGTCGCCGTAGATGAGCTCGTTCTCGGCGGCGCGTGTTAGCGCCTTAATTTTCATCGATAGCATGACCGCTTCGAGGTCCTGCTCGTTCGAGCGCGTGAGCTTTAGGAACTGGTCCAGGTCCGCGTCGCCGCCGAGGATCTTCAGTGTGGCGGTGACCGGGGTGAGGGTTGGCGTGTCTTCGGTCCACACGTCGCCGGGGTCGTGGAACGAGACGGTGCTGAGGGTGTTCTCTCGGTTGTAGGTGAGGGAGTTGCCGAGGATGGTGTCGAAGGGCAAAAACGCGAACATCGGGGACGCGTCGACGATCTCTTCGACGACGCCGGCCAGCAGCTGTGTGCGCGAGTACTTGTCGGCTTCGGTGATCGTCTCGAGTGCCATGGCGTTACTCCGTCATGCCCGGTCCTGGGTGTCGGAGCGCGAAGGCTATGCGGCTGATGCCTCGTGCTCTCTCTGGTGGCTGTGGGTCTCCTCTGGCCGGCGCGCCGGCCTGGCTGCCTGGCGTCTTTGGCTTCTCGTCGTCGGCGTCGTTGCCGGCATTGGCGGTCGTGACCTGCTCGACGATCCCCTTGCCGCGCTCGATGGAGGCGGCGATGTCGTCGGGGGTCTCGCCGGTGATGAGCTCGGCGGGGATGGTGGGGTTGGCGGCCCGCGAGGCGTCCAGGAGGGCGCCGGTGGCGCCGCGGGCGGCCTCCTGCGCGGTCGTGAGCTGCGTATGGAGCTCGTCGCGCTCGGTGGCGGCCTGCTGGCCGGCTTCGGCTTGGTCGCGAAGCTGCTGGAGCTGTTCTGGCGTGAGTGTGGGTTCGTCGGCCATTGGTCGGCCTCCTTATTGTTCAGATCCTAACACGCATTCGCAGTTGTCTGTCAACTCCGGGCGTGAAAGCCGACCGCTGCCCAGAGGCGGTGTTGGTACTGGGGCCAGGTGTCGCCCGGGCAGCTCGTCGGCCAGTCGGTGTCTGCGTACTCCTGGTGTCCGCGGATCCCGATGAGCCTGGTGCGGTATCGCATGATGGCGACGACGCCGGCGCCCGCCGAGCAGAGCAGCGCGTCGTTGGGCTCGTCTGCGGTGAAGTCGCCCATGAGCGCGAGCCCTTGCAGTTCGTGGTTGTGGCGGGCGACGTGCGCACCGAAGTAGCGCAGGTCGAGGGTGTAGAAGAGGCGGTTGTTCGGGCTGGCGACGAAGTGGTAGGGGAACGAGCCCCAGCCGTTTACGACGCTGACGTTGTGGATGGCTGCGAGGCGCTGCAGGTCTTCGTCGAGCGTCTTTCCGTTGTGGTTGCGGTCGCCTTCTGCGAACAGGACGCCGTCGTGGTGGACGGCGATGCCTGTGGCCGGCTCTGGTTTTCTTCGAGCTGCTGAGCCGGTGGGCGGCCAGATGTGTCGGACGTCGGCGACTTCGATGCCGAAGAAATTGAGCCGTTTCGGTGTAGGTCCTGTCATCCGTTTCAGCGTAGCGCCGATTGTCTGCGCTGTGTCAAGCGTAGACGGCGACGGCTCTGGCGGCGGGCGTGGTCCTTGCGTGCGCGCGCGAACGCGGTGTAGATCTCCTACCAACGTGGGTTTGACGGACGGACGGACGTTTGACGGACGGACAGACGGACTGACTGATCGATCCTCATTTGGATGTTCACCTCTAAGCTACGATCGTCTCTTACCACGGAGCCGCGCGCGCGGGCGTGGTGGCTCTTGGGGCTCGAAGGTGAAGTCGCCGCAGTTGACGCAGACCTCGCCGACGACGGTCCACTTCGACGGGTTGCCGAGGCGGACGTAGGCGTTGACGATCTTCCCGGTGGGCGCGTAGTTGTCTTTTCTGCACCAGTGGCGGCGTCCTCGAGACATGGGTTGGCTCCTCTCGGTCGAGGGGTATCGTCTACACATCGATCGCTCGAGCTGGCGAAGTGTAGACGATTCGGTCGACGGTTTAGTGTAGACGATGACGGCGGATTCCTGCAATTGTCGATTGGCTCTGCAGGATCTACGCGAGGCCTCTTAGGAAGTTAACACCCGTGCCGATATCCGCCGGCGCCGTCGTCACTCGCGCCATCCCCACCACGTTCTCAGCGTCTTGGCGATGTACGCCATGCCGAAGGTGACGATGGAGACGAGGCCGGCGGTGAGTGCGACGGTGATCGTGCGCAGCTCGGCGGAGGTGAGGAAGCCGGTGACGTTGCAGTCCATCGCTACACTCCTGACGGTGAGAGGTCTTTGATGAGCGTGTACAGGCTTTCGTGGATCTCGTGCTCTTCGTTGGCGTTCAGCCCGTGCTGCAGTGCGACTAGGCGGACGAGGAGCCCGCCGGCGAGCGTGAGGATCGACAGGTTGTCGGGGTCGGTGCTGCTCAGCTGATGCATCTTCGTTCGCATGAGGGCGATCTCGTGTTCGATGTCGTCGGGGTCGAGCGCGAATGCTCGCCGGAGAATTCTTCTGGCTTTGGGGCCGACAGCGTCGGCGTAGAAGCCGTGGGTTCTGGCGTTGGAGTTGCCGGGCTGAGCGCCGCGTTTTCGGCGGGCCATGGCTATTCTCGGTGTGGTGCTGGTGTGAGTGCCGGCGCTCCGTCTGCGACGGCGCGGCAGAGCAGGCCGAAGCGTTCGGGGATCGAGATCGTCGCGCGTTCTTTCTGGAGGATTGCGAGGAGGGACATGCTGGAGGTGGCGATGCAGAGAGCGGCCAGGTCGGCGTCGCCGGAGTCTATGGCGTGCTGGAGGAGGCGGCGGGCTTTGATGGTGCCCATGGGGGGCAGTGTACAACGTTTTACGTGGAACATTCTACAGCGCGAAATGAATGAGCCCCCACGACGTCCACGCGGCTGCTCCGGCGTCGGCGAGGAGGAGGATGGCAACGTAGTGGAACTGACGGTCGCGGTGGCGCATTGCGGCCTTTTCGAGGCGAGGGCGCCCGACGTGGGCGCCCCCGGTGCAGCGGGCCCGCCGTTGCTTAAGTCCGGGTCGCGGGAGCTGAGCTCGAGCGAGGACCGGCGGGGCTTCTGCCAGTATGATAGCACGGCTGTTCGCTGTGGTCGCCGTGCTTTTGTTGGTCGGGGCGACTGGACTCGAACCAGCGACCTCCTGACCCCCAGTCAGGTGCCGACCGGCGCGCGTTTCTGCTGACGCGCCTACACGCGTTGTCCTTCTGACAGTGGATCAGGTGCCCAAAATCGAGTCGGGGGGTTGACGCGAAGTGCTCACCTGCTCTATCGTCTGAACTGCTTAAGTTCGGTGGTTCTTGTAGGGAGGTGAGCCATTGTCTTCCCCGTCGCCTGCTCGTCAGTTCTGGCCGCACGTCGTGGCGGATGCCGATGGCGATCGAGCGCCTGCGGCGCCTGAGCTCGTACCGCACGGGCCACCACGGCGGCGGCTCAACCCGAGTGAGAAGCGTCTTGTTCGTTGGCTCGACCGCTACTGTGTGGTGCGGATCCCGAAGGACCTAGCGCCTGCTGCTGTCGAGGGGTTGAAGGACCTGCCGGCGTTTGTCGGCGCCCGCCTGTTCGTCATGAAGTACGGTTCGCGGCTGATCTTGGGCGCGCTTCACGAGATGACCGACGTGTACGAAGAAGAGGAGGGGCGTGTCGTGCGCCGCTGGCAGGCGGCGATCGTCTCGCCGGCCCAGTACTTGCATTGGTACGTTCGGCAGATGGCTCGAGTGGAGGGACCGTGATGAGCATCTGCGCTGGCTGTGGCTGCGAGTGTTCGTGGGACGGGACCCAGCTGGTTGATCGTTGGACGAGGGTCCCGCACCGGCTGACGTGCGAGGTGTTCGCCCGCGACCGGCACGTGCTGCAGCTGGTCGGTCGTGCGGTTTGTGGCGCCTGCGGCCGTGTCGCTGGCTACGAGATCGTTCGTGATCGCCGTGGCGCCATTCGGCGTTGCCGGCGTTGTGGATGGGCTGAACGTGCTGAGCGCGCTCAGGTCTCCGGTGGAGCTGTCGAGAGTAGCGTTGGAGGCTTGGGGTGAAGGGACGCCGCCGGCGTTTGCGGACCGCAGAGGTTGTAGAGGCGTTCATCGTGAGCCGACGGGCGTCGGGCTGCTCACGCAAATACGAGGAGTGGCTCCGGTACGTGTTCGGGTGGCTCTTGCGACGCTGGTCGTTGATGCCGACAGAGCCGGAGCAGCTGGAGGCCGTGCTAGCGGACGCGCGGGGGAAGAGCGACGCGACGCGGCGGGACATCTACTCCGGGCTCAGGATGCTGTTCCTGTGGGCTGAGGAGCGCCGCGGCGTTGTCAACGTCATGCGGAAGGTGCGGAAGCCGCGGCGAGAGAAGAAGCGTGTTGTCCGGACGCTCACGAAGGTGCAGGTCGAGCAGGTGCGATGGGCGAGGGGGAACCGCCGTCTTCGGGAGCGGGCGCTGCTGTTGCTGCTGCTCGATACCGGCGTCCGGATTGGTGAGGCGTGGCGGGTGACGCTGCGTGACCTGGATGTGGACGTCGAAGGCGGCGGCGTGTTGTGCGTTGATGGGAAGGTCGGCGAGCGTAACGTGCCGGTGTCTCCGGAGACCGTCCATGCGCTGCGCGAGCTTGCCGAGAGTGGAGGTCTGCCTTGGCGTGGCGCGCGCGGAGCGCTGACGCTCAACGGTCTTCAAGATGTCGTGCAGCGTGCGCTAGCCCGATCGGGTTTGAAGGGCGGCCCTCATCTTCTTCGCCACACCTTTGGCCGGCTCTACGTCCTGAACGGTGGTGACCTGTTCTCACTGCAGCGCATCATGGGCCACGAGCAGATTTCAACAACGCGGGTCTATGTTGACCTGGACGACCGCGACGTTCGGGCGCAGCATGCGCGCTTTTCTCCGATTGCACAGAGGGCGGCGGCGCAGTGAAGCAGTACGACGCGAAGCACCCGGACGGTGTCGATCGTGGGCCTCGGAGAACGGGCTCTGAGCGGAACCCTGGCCGGCCGGTCGCGTACGCCACGCCGCTGCGTGGTGGGCGGATGATGCCGATCCTGCGACCGCGCGGTTGGTGGCTGAAGAAGAAGGGTGGCGCCGGTGGCGGCTAAGAAGTTGGACGGGTCATGTCGGCGGTGTTCTAGCAGGTCGACGTGGGTAGCTGATGACGGCTTCATAGACTGTACGGCGTGTGGGTGGAGTTCGAGGCCGCGCCGGCAGCGCGAGGTCGTCTGTCCGTCCGTCCGTCAAACGCTGGAAGGCGAGCAGCTCGAGCTGTTCCCGAGCGAAGGAGGTAGGTGATGGTTGTCGATCGCGAGGCGACCTGCGTGGGCTGCGGCTGTACCGACAGCCGCGCGTGTTCTGGTGGGTGTTCGTGGATCTGGGTGGACCGTGTGCGTGGCCGAGGGCTGTGCAGCACTTGCGTTCCTGGTTCTGAGGAGCCGGCAGCGAACGAAGGAGGACGCTGATGGTCGATCGGGTTGGGCAGGCGGAGATCCAGGAGTGGTTTCGAAAAGGTGAGGCGATAGGCGTGGCGCTGGACGCTGAGGCGGAGGACGCCATGGACCGGGCCCGGCAGCTCCGACGAGCTGCTCGCCAGGTCCGGCGCGCGATGCCCGGGCAACGGCGAGGACCTGGCCGGCCACGGAAGACGGGTGAAGCGAAGGAAGGTGTGTGATGAGCGAAGGTGAGGGGTACGCGATTATACTGGTCGACGTCGACCAGGACGTGCCGCATGTTCACTGCGAATTTGATGACCTGGACGGCGATGGACGGTGTACGCAGGTTGCTACTCTGCGGGTCGTGGTTGAAAAGTTCGGTGAGCCCCATGGTGAGACGAAATGCTGCGGCGCGCATAAGAAGGCTGTTGTTGAGGGGTGGCTCTGATGGAGCTGATTTACTCGGCGTTGTCGGCTGCGGCTTTCCTGTCGGGGCTCTGGTTGGGGCTCGAGCTGCGAGCTCCTGTCCGTCTGCCGCGGCGGCCTGTGGTGGGCAGCAGGAGAGGGCCGCCGTTGTGGCGACCCTCTCGAGGGCGGCTGCGACTGCGCGCGCGCTAGGCTGCCTGTTCGTTGGTCCATTTGCAGTAGGTTCCGTCCTGTAGTTTGGCCGGGCAGAAGAGGCCGCCACTCTTGGCGCTGCGGCGCGACTTCCCGTGTGTTGGACACTGGTCTAGCTGTTGGTCGTGACGCCGTTGTTGGCGTCGTTCGTCCATGTCTTGCGCTGACGGTAGCGGCGACGCTGCGGCCTGCTTCTTTTGTTGTTCGTGGCGTTCATCCAGCGTTCTTAGGACGCGCGGTGCGAGCGCGCTTTCAGCCTGGCTGACGAGCGTTACGGCGCGAGCGATCGACGTGCCCCAGATGGACACTGAAACGTCTGCGACTTCGAGTGTCATCTGTACCATCGGCTCAGGGGGCGGTTTCGTCTGGATGTTGTCGGGGTCCGCGCAGCGCCGAAGCAGCCAGCTCCCGTCTTCTTGTTCAGATGCCGGAGGCACTAGGTGTAGCCGGTAGGTCTCGCCTTCTGTTGGTGGTTCTTGTACGCGGATTTGCCAGTGTTCCCGTTTGGTCATCTTGGTCTCTCTTTCGCAGTAGATCTCGCCGGGGTTCATCGTCTCAGCCTACGTGTGGTTACTCTGCGGATTGCGTCTCTTCTTGCCCATCGAAAGAGCGCGCAGTTTGTCCCGAACTTTACGATGTGCCAGGGTGATCGCCATCGACAGCCGCAGGACGGGCACTGGCGGCGTGGGTTGTAGTTCGTGCTCCCGCTGTCTGGCGTTCCTGAGCGCGCCTTGATGAACCGAGGGTCACTGTGGCAGCAGTTCATGTCGCGGTGTAGCTGGCTGACAGGCCGAGGTGTGGGCGGACCTGGCACGGCCCGCTGACCCGACAGGCCTGGAGCGAGAGTGCCGGGGCGCCCCGGAGGCATGGCCGGCACCACGGGGCGACGCCGGCGGCCGCCAGCCGCCGGCAACAGAGGCAACGCCGGAATGGTGAGCGAGCCATGTTACGCCGCCGCCCTGGACGCCGCGAGGAAGCAGCTGCCCGCACACTGGAGAGCGCATGGTATGCAAAGGCGGTTGTGCTGGAGCGGGCGAACCCGAAGGCAGCACCAGCAGAGCGGGGTGCAAACGAGACACCCAGACCCCCGGCAGTATGTGCAGACTGAGCTAAGCGAAAGCACGGTGTACCTCCTTGCTGAACGGGCGACCCCCACGGGCCGCGCCGCCGATAACCGGAGGCGACCGGTGAGCCACGGCCCGGACGCAACGGGGCAAACGCGGCGGGGCAGCGGCGGCGCGCGCGCCTTAGTGGCGGTGCCCCCAAGAAGGCCTTAAAAGTTGAAGCGCGCCGACGACCCCCGCCAGCGGGAAACCCGCGCAGAGGCCAGTGGTTACACCGGTAAAATGTTGTAGCGGCGGCGGCGTAGTGCCCAGAATGAGGGGTGCGTGCTGTTCACTCGGAGTCGTGTTCTTTCGGGGAACGAAGCGTAGCTACGCGCGTCTATTCGTTTCGACGTCGGGTGAGTCGGGGATGGCGCTCTAAGGGCGCTCAGGCGCGCGAGGAGGGCCGTGGGGGCTGCTCGGTGTGTGGGTGTAGGCGTTGGAGCGCACGATGGCGGCGCTGGCCGTGAGGGCTAGGCCCGGAGCCGAGGAGCTGACGCCGGGACGCCGGAGCCATAACGGGGTTATGGCAGCGACGGGCGGGGAGCCCGCAGGGCTGGATCTGCACTAGACAGTCTAGTGCGATCCACCGCCCGGAGCGGTAGGCGGCCTGGGCGGCGCGGAGCGGCGTAGGGTGAGGGCGCCGCCTTGGTGCGCGGTGGAGGTAGGTCAGCCGGCCGAGTTAGGTGGAGCGTCCGCGGGCGATGCGTGGCGTGGCGACGGTGGCGGCGTGCTGCAGGAGGGCGAGTGAGATGAGGTAGTCGTCGTGGCCGTCGCGTTCGTCGACGTAGAAGTTCAGGAAGTGCCCGGGCAGGTAGTCGGCGTGGGCCTTTGCGATCTCGTGCCAGAACCACCTGGCTTCTTCGCTGCTGTCGTCGGCGTAGATCTTCATGCGTCCTGTCGAGACGGCCGACAGTAGGTTGTAGCCGAGCTCGGACTTCGATGGCCGGGTGAACTTGAGCGGCGTGACAGTGGTTCGTCGAGAGCGGGTGGCGAGGATGCGGGCTGTTGTTTCGCCTAGGCCGGTGGCGTCGACCGTGATGGCTCTGGGTCGCCAGCTGCGCATGATGTCGAGGAGCTGGGTGATGAGGCGGTCGTGTGGTTCGCCGTGCCAGGCGATGTGATGTAGGACTGCGGCGTGGTTCTCGGGCAGTGGGTCGGCCGGCGTTGGTGGGGTGATGGCGGCGATGGTGAGGACGGTGCGGTCGTGTCGTTGGGGCGTGTCGTCTTCGTCTCCGCCGGCGATGTCGAGGCCCATCGCGATCGTGGCGGCGGTGGGTGGTTCGGTTCGCCGGGCGAAGTCGCCCTTTAGCTGCGCGATGAGCTGTGCGTCGAAGAGCCGGCCTTTGCTGGGCTGCGGCTTCAGGTCGTACTGCGTTGTGAAGAGCGGGTGCGTGGGGCCGAGTCGGTCGCGTTCTCCTTCGACGTAGTGCCGGTAGTCGGGTAGGCCGCGGGCCGGTACTGTCCATGGGATGATGAACGAGCGCCGGACGTTGTCGCTCCGTTCGAGCTCGAGGGCGCGCTGTCGTTCGCGGTGGAGCAGGTCGAGCTGGGACCAGGGCGTACCGTAGAGGACGGTGGTGGCGTTGTTGGCGGCGGCCATGGGGCGGAAGTCTTTGTCGAACTTCTCGATGTTGATGTCTTGCGCTTCGTCTATCTCGAGCAGGTGCGTTGCGGTGTGGCCGACGACGTTGGCGGTCGGCTCGGCGGACAGGAAGACCTGTCGTGACGGGCCGACGCGCACGATGTGGCCGTTCTCGGTGGTGTACCGAACGTTGGCTGCGTCGAGGGCGCTGGTGAGGCGGCGCATCGAGATGCGGACCTGCGGGTCGGCGGTGGGCGCGGCCTTGACGTTGTCGCAGCCGGGCAGTGCGGAGATCAGCGCTGCTTCGAGCTGGGCCGACGTCTCGTTCTTGCCGGCCTGGCGCGACATTTCGACGGTGAAGGTGAGACCTCGGCGTTCGAGGATGGACGCCATGACGGCGCGGGCTGCGTCCAGCTGGTAGGGACGGAGCTGGTTGAGACCGGGAGCGGTATCGCTCACGGTAGAGGTGGCTGTTTGTTGGTGTAGCGTGTGCAGATGACGGAGCGGGGGACGCGTCGGCAGAGGCCGACGAGGTCGGCGTAGCGAACCCCGCAGCGGGTGAAGCGCTGTGGGATGGATGAGCGTATGTGGAGGCGGTCGCTGTCGTGGTTCCAGTGGGAGGCTGCGGGTTGGAGCAGGACGTAGAGACGGCGTGGAGCTCGGGTGCTCATGGTTCTAGAAGGCGACGTCGGTTGCGAGGAGGCGGAAGACCTGGCGGCGGGAGAGTTGGTGATCGGTCATCAGGTTCGTGATGGTGAGGCCGTTGGTGCGTTGGGTTTGGAGCTGCTTTGCGTGTAGGAGGCCGCGCGCTCGGAGCTGGACTCCGGTGGATGTTTCGAAGATGCAGATGGGGAGTGGGCACGAGAGACAGGCCGAGTAGAGGTGGCAGCCGGTGTCTTCGTACATGTCTTCGTTGGGGTAGGCGTCGGCGCGAACTCGATGGCCGTTGTCGTGGCGGTCGCCTTCGCCGGAGAATTCGTGGCCGACGGGACCGTCCCAGGGCTCGGCGTCGAGTGAGAACCACGGTAGCGATGCGTGTCGGTTGCGGTGGGGGCTCGGAGCTTTAACGCTCATGCCTTCTTCGTGGTGAAGGCGCCGCAGTGCTCGCAGCGGAACATGGCGGGGTAGCGCGCGGACTCGACCCAGTTGTGGGCGCAGGGGTGCAGCTGGCCGTTCTTGGAGGGCGGTGGACTGCCGGCGCTGGGGCGAAGGTTGAACAGGGTCACAGTACTGCCGTTCTCTGCTGGCGTTGCTCTTCGAGCCAACGCATGAACTCGGCGTTTGGGTCGTCGATGTCGCCGAGCTGGTCGGCGGCGAAGCGGCGGGAGTGGATGCCGGTGTTGACGAGCGAGACTTCGTTGCGGACCGCGCGGTCGCGGTCGGTGGGCAGGACGGTGCCCCATGAGATTGAGTGGTTCGGGTGGCCGAAGTCGGTGTCGGCGAAGAGGTCGAGGATGGCGAGGATCATGGTGTTGCGGTCGATGTAGGCGGTGGTGCGGATGAGGCGCTTGCGATCGACCTTCTTAACGAGTGGGTCGAGGTCGAGCTCGAGGGCGACGCCGGAGAGGTCGCGGGACGTGTCGCCGAACGCTGAGCGTGGCGTTTCGCCGAGGTCGTGCAGGGTGCGGTAGAC